CTCCCCTGCCGCCTGCATAGCCATCACTTTGCGTAGCTTCTCGTAGTAGCGTATCTGCTGTGGGGTCATGGGAACCTCACGCTCTGCGTACAGCAAGTCTGGCAGGTCAAGGCATTGCTCTTTGGTGAACCTGATTGCAGGCTGAAGCAGTGTGCTGACCACCTGCTCTGCTTCCCGTTTGGGTGCCCACTTGAACTGAGTGATCTTGTTCATCACCTGATCGCGGTACATAGAGAAGCTACGGGGTGTAGCCGATGGGTTAACTAGCTTAGCCAGACCATACGCATCAAGGGGCGACTGAGAGGCAGGGGTTCCTGTCAACATCCATAGCCACATGTTGGGCTTGACGATCCGGTTCAGGGTGCGCCAGCGGGTGGTGGTTGCAGTCTTGTAAGCGTTCGCCTCATCGATCACCACCATGTCAAAGTTAGCCTTGATGATGTCGTCTTCCACAATGGGTACACCGTCGTAGTTGATGATGACAAACTCTGCATCTGAATTAATTACTTGCTGCCGCTTTTCTTTTGAGCCATAGGCAATGCCAACCTTGCGGTGCATCGCACCTTTAAAAATATCGTTCTGCCACGCTGATTGCATGATTGATAGGGGGCAGATAATGAGCACCCGCTTGATGTGCTTGGTGTTCATCAAGTAATCACACGCCCATGTGATTGATAGTGTCTTACCTGTGCCCGGCTCTGAAAAGCAGAAGGCACGCCTGTGCAGGGTAAGAAACGCGGCTGTTTGTTTCTGGTGTGTAAACGGTTGGTAGATGCCCGGCCAACCATACTTGGCAACGATGGGGGATGGTACGTTCTTAACCTTCAGGTTCTTTAATACCTGCGCTTCTTCCAAACCCCAGTGCACCATCACTGTACTGATGGGGCCTTCTTCAAGCAATGCGCTCTTGGGTATTACGTTCAAGACCCTGTACGGGTTCTTTAATTTAAGTTTTAATGCTTTTCCGTCAATGATTTCCATACATTCTCCAATGCAAAACAGACCGAAAGTGACATCCACTTTCGATCGCTAGGTGACACCTTACGGGTGTCAATCGGTCAGATCATCTAAACGGAATAGTAAAAACTCTGACTGATGCGGTTTGAGGGTTCAACTTTAAAAAGCCCCCCGTGCCACCACTCACACCTGACGTGGCACGTATTATTATTTTTTCTTAGGTTTGTTTACCTTCACGGTGTGGTCGCTGTTGCGACTGAACGAACGATTGGCGCTTGGTGCTTTGAGTTGCAGGTTGCTCTTGGCCGTGCTTCCACCTTTAGATAGAGGGCGCTTGTGGTCAATATCTTTTCCCTTACGGTCAATGCCTTCTTTATCGTATAGGTCACGGGCTTGTTCACGTTTGCGTCTTGTAGGTAATTCATTTCTGTCCAACTGCTGTTGGTATTCTTTCTTGTAGGGTCTGGCTTTGGTTACATAGGGCATATCATTTCCTTCCACAGTGGGCGCAGGATGACACCCAGCAGTAATTTTTACACAAACCGTTGGGTTTTGCATTCCAAATATCTGCGCTGTAGGCACCTTCCAACATCATGACTTTGGGCATCCAGTTGCCCCAGTACCTGTGCTGTTGTTCTACCTCAAACATAGTTGGTACAAACTTATCCTCGGCTAAGAACAGCAAGCCGCCCTTGACCTTCTTGACTTCTGGGAACATCTTGAACACCGCAAGTGCCATGAGTTCCAACTGCCCTAGGTCAGCGTAGCGGGATTTGCCTAGCTTGTAGTCAATTACACGGGCTTCACCCTTCTCGCGGTCAATGATGAGCAAGTCAGCTACACCACGGAACCAACAGTCAGGGTCAAAGAAGTCACATGGCTCCAGCTTCTCAGTCAGCGCCATCTTTAATTCACAGAACTTCTCGCCCTGTATCTTGAGCAGGCTATCGAGCGCAGGCTTGATGAAGGCAAACTTTTCAGGTATCTCCTTGCCATCCCGTATGTACAACTCAGCAACCTCGTGTACCAACTTGCCATAGAGGGCTTGCTCACCCTCGGGTTCCTTGATGTCCTTGAGTACCTTGGTATGGTAGAACTTCTTGGGGCATGTGGTAAATGTCTTCAGGCTACTGAATGACCATGCAGGAATCTTCGTCATCAACAATCTCCGTAACTCAATCCCATACCGCTTTCGCAGTTGACTGGTAAACCTTCAGCCCATGATGGAACCCAACGCATGCAGGACTCCACATAAGCACGTGCTTCATCGGCTTCTTCTTGCCTAGCGACAATACCAATAGCATCGTGCACGGTAAGCACGACCTTGTATTGCTTGGCAATTTTTAGCATTTGATCGCCAATGATACACCGCGCAATGGCCTGTGTGAAGTTTTCTACAACTTTTCCACCATATATTTTATTGGGGCCGTTGCGGGTTTGATATGTAAACTGCCGCTTGTCATTCTCAATGACTTCTGCCAGCCCGTTGTAGTAGATGTGTAGCCCGTTCGGGAGGAGGATACCTTTCTCGTTCACAGTGAGCAGGTTATCTTTACCCAGCTTCATGGTCATGCCACGCATCATGCACTTGATGGCTTCTTGCGCCTCACGCCACAGCAGTGGGATCATGGGGTATGTGTTGCGATAAGTTTCGATGACCCGTTTTGATTCACCCTCGTCAATGTCCAGTCCGAACGTTTTGAGTTGAGCTTTAAACTTGGCCGCGCCCATGCCATACCCCGCACCAAGGATCGTTGTTTTCCCGACAAACCTGCCACCATCTGTAACTTTGTCAACTGTCGTGCCATAGATAGCCGCAGCCATAATCTTGTATACATCTTCGCCATTTGCAAACGCCTTCACTAAGTCATCCTGACCTGACTCCCAAGCCAACGTACGGGCTTCAATTGAGGATGAGTCAGCATCAATAAACACATAACCCTCGGGTGCGAGGATCGCCTTCTTTAGCTTGCCTGCGTTAGCCCCACGGCTTGGCAGATTCTGCAAGTTAACTGAGTCAGTACCGCCCCACCTTCCGGTGTGGGCAGCATAGTATCTAAGGGGTACAGGGAACGCCCCCCGCTTGCTGATGTCCATGAACCGTTGCGTACGGGTTTCCTCAAGCGTTGACTTGGTGCCAATGCGTGCCGCACACAGGGCTTGCACCCGTGGGTCTTCGTGCTCAAGCAACTCTTTGAACGCCTCGTCATTCTTGGCCAAGGCTAGGGTGGGTTTGCCCGTGGTGGGGCTGATCTTGGTGGGGGCTTCTACATCCAAGCCCTTGAGCATGGCGGCAAACTGCACATTACTCATCAGGGTTTTGCGTACCTCTGCCTGCGTTTCCTCGTCACCAAGGATGTGTTTGACCGCAAGGTCTTGCTTGCCCACGGCTTGCAGTGCACTGACCAGATGGGCTTTCTTCTGAGCCACCGTATCGGCAAGGTGCGCTTTCAGGGCTTCGGTATCAAGCTTCAGCACGGGGTGGATGAACATACTCAACGTCAGATCAATCAGCTTAAGTTCACCCTTGGGGAAACCTGAGAGCATCATGTGCTGAAAGATGTTGTACGTTAACTCCACATCATTACGGCAGTACGCGCCATACTTGGCAAGGGCATCGGGGCTAAAGAACTCACGCCCTACACCCACAGCGTTCATAACTTCTGTGCCTTTCTCACCCACAGCATAGCGCACAGCCATCGATGCAAGGGACACGCTTTGATCCACACCATGCAGGGCACGCCCCATGCTCATGGTGTCTAGCCAGCCCTTGGGTTTGATGCCGTATCGCCACGACAGAATCGCACCATCAAACATGGTGTTGTGCGCCAACACAAGCGAGTCATCCCACGGCAAAGTGTCCAGTACCTTTTGGATGTGCTCGTTGGTGCCCGTCACCCACACACAGCGCTCATCATTTATCTTGTACGCAAAGCCAATGGTTTCGTACCTGTCGTGACGCACGTACTCTTCGGTGCTGATCTTGGTCAGGCTGTACTTCTGATCGTAGTAAGTCTCAAAGTCGATTGTTATTAGATTCATGTTGGCCTTCTGTGCAGTACGTCAAGACCTTCTTCGGCAATGATCTCACTTGCTGATTTGTATACCGTGCCGGGGGGCGCAGGTATTCGTTTGATGACCACACGTTTGTGTGTAGGTGCTATCTCTTCTTGAAGCATGGCTTTGAGTTCCACTAAGTTATCTTCTCTTGCAACATAGGTCAGGCCATCGGCGTTCATAATCTTGTCTAACTCACGCTTTTGTAGTTCGGTCAGTTGACCCTTGCCTGCCTTGCACTCGATGGCTACGAACCTGCCAGCCATGCAGCAGATGATGTCGGGGATACCTTGCCTGCCGTATCCGTTGGCAGGGGGCATGAAGTAGTAGATACCCAGTACATCGAGGATGGCACGCACACGGGCTTTGACTTTGACTTCAGGTGTTTGTGCCATCTGACACCTCAATCAGTTTGGCCAAGTAATGCTGTGCCTTACGCAGATCATCCACCCCACCCTTGTCTTTCCAACGTGAGATGTACTTCACGATGTTACCTTCAAGGTATCCAAGGTTGTTGGCAATGATGTAGTCCCAAGGTTGTATGGCCTTGTCCATGTAATGGTCACCGCCCACCTGCATATCATCAGCAGTGGGGAATAGTTCCATTTGTTTTGCGGGTTCGATCATTTTGTTCTTCCTGTAAAAGTTTGTCGTAGTACTGCTTGGGCATTGGTGCTTTCTTTTCAAGAAACCCACGTAACCATTCAGCACCACCAAGTTCGTTAAAAATAATCCACTGCCTGTCAGACATACGGATGTTTCTAAATGTTATGGGTTCGGGGGGCTTAGGTCTTGGCATGCTTTGGCACTCCTTTCTTTTTCTTTGGCATCTAAACAATCTCTACAAACAAACTTGTGCACCATGCCGCCAAAACCATCTAGTGTTTGGGCAGAACCGCCGTACTGAGGTTTGTCTTTTTGGCATTTCCAACACAACTTCTTTCGGCTTGAACGAAACCTGTTGAAATCTCTTGTAGCCGTATAACCAAGTAGGTTCTCAGCAACATAGCTTCTTTGTCCTTGTCCTTTCATCGTTTCATCCCCCTGATGTATGCCGCGAAGCTTGCCATAGTGTCCTTCTCAAAGGCTTTCATCTTCTCAATCTCACGTGCTACTTCTTCAAGCACGTCGTTGCGTTGTTTGTTTGGGTTTACGTAGTCTTGAATGTCATCATCGTCGTTCATGTGTTTTTCTCCGTAATATCGTAAAACCAATCATGCCCAGCCGACCATT